GGCCTGCCCGGCGTCCAGGAACTCCATCCGCTTCGCCAGGTCCCGAATCTTCCGCATCAGTTCAAGCCGCCGTTCGAATGACACCCTCGCGACTGTGTAAGCCACCCCAGTGGCCACTTGCGACTGCACTGTGACTTCGCTCTCGTATGTCATTGTCGTGAGACACTCATTCCGGCGGACCGCATTAGCCGAAGGCCACCGCAATTTCGTCATCGGTTGTCCCTTGTGCCCGCGATCCCTTGAATTGCCACTGCAGCCGGTTCTTGCTGTCGTCGAAATCGGGTACCACCGGAATAACGCTCTTCAGATACACGCCCATGATTTGACCGGCGCTCTCGCCCAATTGAAACATCACATTGATTGGCGATTGCTGGCGCGCTGCCTGGTACAGCCCCGCGGTCGCATTGTCATCTCGGCTATAAAGCTGAAACGTCGCTTCCACCCTGCGTTCGCCCGGCGATATCGCTTGCGGCAAACTCGACCCGAACTCTCGCATCCTCGCATCCAGGTTGTTTTTCAGGGTTACTGACGCGCTCGTGATTGTGAAAAATTGTGCTGCCGTACTGCCCAGCCACGCCTGTCCCAGGTGCCCAGGCACAATCGAATAGTCGAACGCTCCCAAGGCCGGCTCAACTGGAAAACTCGAAAGCTGGCTCGCGCCTGCTGAAAAGCTGGAACTGTCCACCACATCCTGCGCCAGACCTTTGAAGTGGAATTCGTGGTAATCGCCGTTAATTTCGATCGCCATCTCATCCACGGCCGACCCGCCCAGAATTCGTTGGACTGCCGTTGTCGGGCTCCAGTAATCGAAGATGCTCACGCTCGGCAATTCCGTCGCCGGCATGTAAGTAATACTTGCTCCCACGGAAGCGCCTGTAGTTGGCGCGTTCGTCAATGGCGCGTTCAGTTGGACCGTACTGGCGTCCACCACTGCAGCCACGAACCGCACCTCCCCGCCGCACGTCACAGCCTGTCCCGCATTTAGGCCGTGTGCGCCCGCGAAGCCCAGGCGGCCGTTGGCGTATGACGCCACGGCGCCTCCCGCAAATTGCGACGGAGCGCCTCCGAGCGCCGATTGGAACAGCGGACCGTAGGCCGGACCTCCGCTTGCCGCGGCCCAACTCGTCAGATATGTCCGGAGTTCGAAGCTCGTGCGTTTGCGGCCGCCGGATGGCAGCCCGGCAAACGTGCGGCTGCCCGTCTTGTCCTTCCGATCCAGCACCTCCAATTGCTGCTTCACTGCAAGCTTCACAGCAGGAATCCGGTTGCTCGCGGTAATCGGCGGGATGGCTCCATACGCCTGTTCCAGAGCTGTGTAGAATCGGTTCGCGTTCGATGAAATATAGGTGGACATTTAATTCACTCCTACTCCAATCTCGAATGTCACTCTCGCCGCCTGCAGGTAGTTCTTACCTCCGCGTTTTACGGCGCTGAAGACCACCTGATACCCACCGGCGTAGTACATGCCGTCGCCCCAATCTCCGCGGCTCCCGTCCAGAACCTGCATTACTGCATCGGCGTAGATTTCTAGCGCGGCCTCCAAGCCGTCTAACTGGTCCTGGGAGTGCCGGATTTCGATAGCCATCTGCACAGTGCCTGAGAACGTCTGGAACTTCTCCGCCAGGGTGTTCACCACTTTTTCGCAGTACACCTGCACAACCGGATACTGCACCGCGGCGCCGCGCTCGGCTATGTCTGCGGCCACATTTTCCGCGCGCGTCTGCGCAATGCTCAGCATCCCCGTTCCCGCACTGTTCGGAAGCGTGAGCATCGCCAAAGTCGCGTTCAGTCCTGGAGTGCCCGTGAGCCTCTGTATCGTTTTCGCCGCCCCCGTGCTGCCGATTCTTCCCGCCATTAACCCCTCCCGAGGATTCTCGGAACCGGCTGGATGTAACTGGGTTTCTGCCCGCCGCCCGGGTTGCGTCCTGCCGGCTCGATTCGATTCGGCTGGAGCCAGGTCTCGCCGGCGGTAAGTACCGATGGGTTCTGCCGTATCATGCAATCCGGAGCCGGTCCAACGTAGATATTCCATCCGACCGCGTTCTCCGGAACCTCGCCCGTTGGCTGCACCAGGAACGTGCTGGAACTTGTCGTTGTCACTGATGGAGGAGCGCTTTCGCCCTCTTCGCCCGCGCGGTTCACCCAGGCCATCGTCACGTAATAGCTTCCGTCGGGGAGTTGCCCCGCGGCAGCACTCAAATTGGGCGTCCTGGCTTTTGCCACCGGGACTTCCACGATGCCGATTCCGTTCTGCACCAGCTTGTCGTATGCCCACCGCGCCTTCTCACGATATTGATCGCGCTTCCCGGCGTACCGGTCGTTCAATTGGTTGTTGAAGGCGTCCGCGTACACCGCCTCCAGGGCTCGAAACGAGTGCCACAATTTCAACGCCGGCGTCACCGCTACTATGTCCAATTTTGGCTTTTCCGAGACCCACAGCAGTGGATCGATATTTCTCATGCGCATCAGTAACGTGGAGATCTCGATCCCCAGCTCCTCGTGCGCGAGCGCCAGTTTCTGAGTTACATCGATGCCTTCGATCGCAGCCACGCTGAGTAGTTGTGAGTCTTGGGCCGAAATGTCCTCGACGCCGGCGGGAGGCCCGTCTGTGAATAGAGCCATGGCTTATCCCCTCTTTCGAACCTGGTCCAGATACTCCTTCGGAATCACAGTCAACTGTACCTTCGACGCGGCGCGCTCCTCCTCCGCGGCTTTTCTCAATTTTGTCTGCCTCTCACGGAACTGCGTCGCCTCGTCCGTCGTAGCCAGCCGAGCCGTCCCATCCACGAGCATCTTGGCTGCGAGCTCCCTGCTGACCTCCGTGAGAGTCCCCTGCCGTCCGCCGTCCTGCGTCTCCTCGCTGACGACAATGGGAAACTCGTCCGTGATTCCGGCGCGTTTCTCCCGAACTTTCTGATAGTAGATTCTCAGGTCCATGCTGTCTCCTCTGTTCAGTGCTCCGTCTGCTGCGAAAAGCCCGGAGACGTGGCCGCCCAGCCCTGACCGTCCTCGCGTCGTGCCGCGGCGTCCCCGGGCCATTCGCCATACAATGGCCAGCCGCGCCTAAGTGGTCACCTGGACGCCCGCTGAATTCCGAAGCACGCCGCAACCGTAGAGCACATCCACCGTGAACTGCTGCGCCAGTGTGTTGGGTTGATAGCTCATCACCACGCGCATGCCGAAATTGCCGAGTTCCGCATACTCCGCAATCGCGCCCGTCCCCGGCAGCGGTTGCGGCAGTCGCCGAATCACCAGACCTATGGCGTCGCGTGTGAATGCCAGGTTGTGCGTGGTCACCGGGCTGCTGCCCGTCTTCGGCACGAACTGTGACCGGAACACGAAGAAGTCTTTCACCTTCCCGATGCTTCCGTCTACGATGGCGCGCAGCCCCGCGTCGCCGGCCGTCTGGAATTCGCTGAAACGCGGGATTTGGCGCCACGCCGAATATGCGGCCGCATCCACCACGATGTACTTCTGCGATGTCGGTGGCTCCTTGGCGAGGAATAGCGCCGTTTCCGCGGCGTCGATCGTCGCTTCCGTGATGCCTGTCCCAGCCGTTCCCACCGGGGTATTTGCGGTGAACCCGGCATACAGGTTGAGCAGGTCGCTTTCGATCCGCTGTGCGATCGCCGCAACCGCCGGCTGCATGTAGACCTTCAGAAGATCGGGGACCGCCAGCACTTTCGTGACATCCGGAATTTGAAACGTCGCTTCCGCATGCGTGTTCAGCACGATCTGCGCGTTCCCGAGACTCGGGTTCTGCAGCGTGACGGTATTGCCTTCCGCGATGTTGTTCGCAACCATCGTGGGCGGAATCGGAATGTTCACGGTGTCGCCGGCGTGCGCCAGCACCGGTTCATAATCCCGGTTCACCAGGTTTCCCATTACGAGGTTGCCTACCAGGGTCGGCAAGGCGTCCGCGGCTACCAGCTTCACAATCGCGCTGGCGACATTGTTCGAAGTAATTGCTCCCATATCTCTCCTTCTCGTTGTTCGTTACAGACCACGCATGGTCCGTGATGCCACGCGCACGATTTCCTCTCGTACCCGCTGCATTTCTTCCGCGCTCATTCCAGGGCGGATGCGCTCGAGAGTTATGGTGTCACTCCCGCCCGCAGGGGCCTTCTGTGTGGCCGCCATTCCCGTTCCTCCGGGGATTCGTGCCGGTAAAAATTCCGGATTTTCGTTCACGAACGCAGTGAGGTATTCCCTCAGCGGCATCTCGCCGCGCTCGCTTCGCGCGAGAAACCGTCCGTCCGCCCCTCGCGCGATTCCATCCTGTACCGCCTTGAACGCCAGGTCGATCTTGGCCACGCCGAGCCGCTGTAACTCGCTTCGGATCGCAGATCCGCGTTCTGCTTCCGCAATCTCCTTTTTCGTCCGGACGTTCTCCTCCACCAGGTCGTTGAACTTTCGCTCCAGTTCCTCGCGGCGGCGGCGTTCCTCTTCCAGCTCGACCTTGTATGCCGGTTCGCTCTTCTGCTGTTCGCGACTTACGAACTCTTCAACTGCCTGCCTTACAATCGCCTGTATGTCGATCCCTTCCATATGCCTCCCTTAATGAACGAATCCGGGCGCCGCGGCGCCAGCGGTTAGCGGATCGGCTGCTCCAATTCACACCCGCAGTGCCCCGCTCGCATCTGTTCCTTACATGCCGTCGATCTCCTCTGCCACCTTGTTCTTCACATCCTGGCGCGCCGTCGCGAGATACTGCATCGCCAGCCGCTTATACACCTGCCTCTTCAATGTCGGCGAATCGATTCCCAGGTCCAGCAGCTTCTTCGCGTCATCCACCTCGGTGCTGAAGTCATCGATATCGAACTCATCCATGCCGGCGACGTCCAGTGTGACCGTATCCTGCCTGGCTGCTGCAATGGCCCACAGCACCTGTTTCATACAGTCCCGCACCATCGAGCCGTAGGCCG